TCCTTGTTTGTATTATGTTCTGCGATATCTAAGATATATTCTCCTTCTTCATCAAGAAATATTCTCATTTCTGGATGTTTTTTTAAGTACATATAAATTGCTTGTCTTGTAACTCCAATAGCTTTGGCTACAATTGCTCCAACTCCTCCTGATCCTTTGCATGCTTCCTTAAATTTTTTCTTTGTTATTCTTGCCATTTTTTGAACATTGAAGTATGTGCTTCCCTAATATAGGATCAACACAATTTCTTAAAATTTGCCTTTTGTTTTTTAATTTTATCCTGTTAAGATTAAATCCATATTTCTTTTGTAGGTCTTTAATCTGTGCTTTTCTTAAATTATCTTTTTTTATTTGAATCTCTTTTATTTTAAAATTAGCCCAAAATAAGTGTCTTTGTATTTTTTGAGGTTCTATTAATGGTTTATAATAAGGATTAACATTTTCTACAACCCACTTGCCTTTAAAATGATGTTTTAAAAATAAGATCTCTTGCCATAATCTCATATCTGGATATTCTGCTTTTGTTCCTCTAAATCTCACACAGATATTCTTTCTAAAACTTGAATGTGTTTGGCATGGCGGACTGCTCCAGATAAAATCAAAATCTTTAAAGCAATCCAATAAAAATTGATGTGCATCTGTTATAATAACTTTGTCTTTTGGAAATAATTTAGAATAGATTTTTGCTATTTCTAGATTGTTTTCAACTGCAGTTATCTTGTGCTCTTTTCCCCAGAGCTTTCTATTTCCTCCAATTCCTGCATATAAATTTAATATCCTCATTTTCCTTCAAAACCCCAAATTTTGGTAAATATGGTAAATTCCCTTTGTAGACACAGCCCCCTGGTTGTTGTTTTAAGCCAATTTGGTGTGTTTTTTTAATGTTTTTAAGTAATTATGCCACTATTTAAGCTTTTTTGCTGTTTTATTAGTGAATTTCTCCCATCTTTTGATAATTACTTCTGCATAAATAGGCTCGATTTCTATGCATCTGCATTTTCTATGTAAGATTTCTGCTGCAATTAAAGTAGATCCTGACCCTCCATAAGGCTCCATTATTATTCCTTCCATTGGTGACAAAGTTTTCATGTAAGGTACTAAAATAGGAATTGGTTTTGTTCCAAAAATTAAGTTCTGGCCTGATTGAGATTCTGAATCTACGTTACAAGTGATATGATCCATCATATAAGATTTGTATCTTGATCTTTTGACTCGATTCCAAATGCTTTTTCCCTGGCCTGCATAGATTGCTGTGTCATAAGCGTTAATTAGTTTCTGGCTTTCTTGATTTAAATAATCTTCAAAATCTCCTTCAAATTCTGGATAGTTTTTTCCTTCATTATCTCCTAGCAAAGCAATATCAAATTTGTTAAAAAATAGATATCTTCTAGAAAAGCCTTGACATCTGTTTGGTGTATGCCAGATTAAAAGGTTTCTAACCTTCCAATATTTTTCTACTGCTTCCCATAAAGCTGGTGTGTTCTTCCAATTTTCAAAAATTAAAACATTTGATCCTTCTTGATTTTGAAAGTCTTTTGCTATGCTTAACCACTCATCAAATTCTGGAACTCCTCCTGCTTTTTCAACTCCTAAATATCTTCTTTGACTTTTGTATCCAAATCCTCTTTTTGTTTTTACAATTCCTTTAAATCTGCCTTTAGATTTTCCTTCTTTGTCTGTTAATCCCACTTTTGTATATGATTTATCTTTGTATTTTTTTACTTCGCCTTTTGGAGTAACTATTCTTCGCATTCTTTCTGTGTAAGATAATCTATAAGGAGGATCTGTAAACATTAAATCAAACTTTTCATTTCCTAATAATTTTTCCCAGACTTTTCTATCTGTTGAATTTCCAATAATTAGTTTATGTTCTCCTAATTGCCAGACTTCATTTTCCTTGACTCTTTGAGCTCCGCGTTTGATTGCTTCTTCTACTTCTTTATCAACATCAAATTCTGTATCTGCATTTAATTTCATTAATTCATATAATTCTTTGTTTGAGAATCCAGTTAAACTTAAATCAAATTTTACTTTTTGTAAGACTTTTAATTCTTCTTCTAAAAGATCATAATCCCATTCTGCGTATTCTATGGATTTATTATCCATGATCCTAAAAGCTTTTACTTGTTCCTCATTAAGTTCATCTGCTCGAATCACTGGCACACTAGTCATCTTTAGTTTGATTGCTGCTTTTAACCTTGTATGGCCTGCAATTATTATATTGTTTTTGTCTAGAATTATTGGTACTTTGAATCCATAAGTAGAAATACTTTTACTTACAATTTCAACCGCCTTCTCATTTTTTCTCGGGTTCTTACTATAAGGAACTATTTCACTGATGGGAATATATTCAATTTTTAATTTTTCTGAACTCATTATGAAGTTTTGTATGCTTTGATTTAGTCATTAATTGTAAATTTTCAATAGAATTATTCTGTTTATTTCTATCTATGTGATGTATTACATATCCTTCTGGAATTTTAGATTTTTTATTATATTTTAACCAAATTAAATGATGTTCAAGAATTGGTTTTTTATTTAACTGTTTGGTTTTGTATCCTGTAGAACTAATCCATCCTTTTCCTTTATTTAATTTTTTTGAGGGTTTTCCTAGTTTAGCTAGTCTTTGTTTTAATCTGCTTTCTGGTTTATGCTTTCTACCATTCCAATCAACGAAAGGCTTATGTCCTTTCTTAAAACCATTGCGACTATTTGGATTCATTCCTTTTTTATATTTTATAGGTATATTTTCAATTTCCATGTGGTTTCCTTCCTTTTAGATAGTACATTGTTTGTGCTACATAAAATTTAATTTGAGCTTTCATTAATTCAGTTCTAACTCTAACATTTTCCAAGTTTGCTATTGTAAGATCTTTTAATTCTTTTGGATGGTGTACAAATTCCCATGTAGCCAATGCAAAACAAATTAAGATTAATAATCCTAAGATTCCCCACCATCTCATTCTAAAATTTAGAATAAAATAAATACATCCTAATATCAATATTGATTCTCCTATGTTTGTTTTCATTATACTTTTTTGATATTTAATTTAGTATAGCTCATACCGGATTCGAACACGGTCCTTCAGCTCATGGGGCTGACGTGCTACCTCTACACCACAGCGCTATAATTATAATTGTAATCTAGATCCTATTGTTTCTTTAATATCCCTAATATCTTTTTTAACAAGTTTTAGATCTGATTCAGCAGTTTCAATTTGAGAAATTACTTGTTTGTTTTTGTTGAAATCATTAATTATTTGGAGTTTCTTTTCTAATTCTTTAAGTTCTTCTGTCATTTCAGGAACGTCTTTTAATGCTGCCTTAAATTTTTTGATATTTTGTTCTAATTTCATTTGTTGATTTTTTAAATCATCCAATATCATTCTGATTCCTTCTTCTTTGAAAACTGCTTTTCTATCTATTGTAGCTGTTCCTACTACTTGCTCACTTCCAAGCTTTACTTCTTGAGTTGATTTAAAGTGTTGGATCAGCTCTTTCCTTCTATCATCATATCGTACTGTTGTTTCAGATTTGTCTTCCATTATTCCTCCTTTTCAATTTTCTTGATCTTGATGGCTTTGTCTCCTTTTTGTGATTTTCCAATCTCAAATTCTACTTCCTCACCAACGTTTACGTTTGCTTGGTGATATTCTTCAAGCTCTGAGATGTGAAAAAAAATCTCTCCGGTTTCTGTTTCAAGGAATCCATAACCCTTAATTGGATGGAACCACTTTACTTTTCCCTTCAATCTTTCCTTCATTTTTTTCCTCCTTCTTGTTTTTTGATTTGCTTACTTGAATAATTGCTATCTCGTCGTACTTCCTGACAATCTCTACTACTTGCTTTCCTATTTCTGTCAAAGTTATCTCTGTTTCTCTGCCACTCTTTTTTTTATTGATCAATCCTTCTTTCTTCCACTGGTCAGTCACATTAGACAGGTGAGAAATTGTCATGTTAATCTTAGGATCTCTACTCAACTGCCGGATATTCTTTTCCTTGCCCATCATAAATAAAAGATTCACATATCTTTTGCTCATTAAAAACCTATACATTTTTACCTCCTTTTTTTAGATAAATTCTTCCTTCTTTATCGGTTTTAAAATTAATCATTGTTAGTGCTAAGTTTAAAGAATTATAATCCACTCCTGTGTGTCTTACTATTTCTGATTTGAATACAGGTTCTAATTGTTCTTTTAAGAAAGATTTGATTTTGTTTAAAGTTGTGACGTGTATGTTTTTTCTTTTCATTGTTGGATTTGGTTTTCTAATGACTTGTGGTTTTA